TTGAGACTTAAAGTCCAGGTGCAGCTCTTCCATCTTTGAGGCAACGGATTCCACCGCCATGGTCAGGCGCAGCACGGAATCATGGCTTTGGGCGTTGCGCCGTGCGATGCCGGTGAACGCATACGCCGCCACACTGATGCTGGCGCCCGTGATGGCGGCTAGGATTTCAACCACGACTAGGCTCTGGCTTTGCTTTCATTATGGCAATAGTGCCAGCCATCAGCCCTTGCCCTGACTGCGCATCTTCTTTCGCCCATGACTAGGCAGGGAATGTTGCCCCTGCCCTTGACGGGTGCGCTTAGGCTTTCCAGGCTGATGCTGGATCTGCTTAGCGCCGGTCTTACTCTTGACCGCCATCTTCCTCTGCTGCAGGCTCTGCAAATTCCAGCGTATCCACAGTGCCGCTCAGCAACTGTGCAGCCACTTGAATCAGCGTGGCATCGTTACTGACGCGAGCGGCGGCGTAACTGTTGATGGCTGAAACCAGTTCTTCCTTAGTGCAGGGCATAGTCAAGTGTGTGACGGTGGAAGTTTAACTGGGGTTGCAACAATTAGGCGGCAACGGCTTTGATCACGCTGAAGTTGAAAACCGGCTGTTCAGTGGTGGTGCCGCCTGTTGTGGCAAAGGTAATGCGGAAGCTGCCGGCAGCCACTGCGGTGATATCAATCATGTAGAGATCAGTGCCAGATCGCTGGCTGACAATGATCGTATCTGTTATGGCGACGGTGGAGTTCGTCACCGTGAATGATTGCCGTGTTGTTGAACCAGCAGCAGAAACCAGCGTGATCGCGCCACAGATCGTGTTCAGCGTGACGCCAGTTGTACGGCTTGTGGCTTGAGTGACGGCACCACCAGCACCTGTCGCATAGCCGATGCCACCGGTTGCGGAGGATGAAAGGACATTGCCACCAAAACGCGAGTTGCCAGCAGCGACAAATAATGCAAAAGCGTTTGTAATTGTGACGTTTGTTCCGTTTGTTGGGGCGCCATCGATGTATACGGTGCTGGCGTTGGTGTATGTGACGGTTGTGTTTGTTGCTGCAATAGCAGGATTGTCAAAAGCAACAATCGGACCATGCGCGACGGTGCCAGAAGCAGCAGTAGCCGTATCGGTGTAAGTACCAGTGCTGCTGTATAACTTGGCTGGAGCAGTTGTAGAAAGTGCAGTACCAGATTGAGCAGATGCGTTCAGGGTATGTAGTTGGTTTGCACCAATTAAAGTGCTTTGTACACCACCCGTAGTGATGGCAATTTGATCAGACCCAACCCTGTAAATGCCAGTGTTTGTGTCACCAGAGAACGATAAAGCGGGAGCGCTAACACTTCCGTCTTGACCACGCCAAGGCAATGTTCCCGTAAACGCTGAAGTTGATGTTGTTAATCGAACAGTGCCACCAGTGCTAATCCCAACTTGATCAGCTCCAGGGGAATAAATACCTGTATTGGGATCGGTGGTAAAGCTAAAAGTTGGGGAGCCGGCAGTACCTAACGAAACCGCTTCAATTTGCCCAGCATTATCAACACGCAGGCGTTCAGTTCCATTGGTTGTAATGGATATTTGGTCTGTGCCTGAGTTGAATAAACCAGTATTTGTGTCATCCGTAAAAGCAATGCTTGGCGCTGCTGCTGTGCCCGCAGGGAACGTGCCAAAACTACCTGGCACGCCATCAACTGAAATGCCAACCTTCCGCCAAGTGTTGGTGCCAGTGGCGACGTAAATGAAGTTGCTATCCCAAGCAATTTCACCCGTGGTGCCAGTGGCTGTAGAGGATGCAGGCGTATGCGTCGGCAGGATCGGGCGCCCAAACAGTGTGGTATTCGCTGCAGTGATTGCAACCTCAGTTGTTAGCGTGCCATCAGCCTGAACCTTGAGTTCGAGCTTTCCATCTTCGGCGTTATTGGTTACGTCAACAATGCTGCCGGTGATCGCGGCATAGTCCACCTGCTCTGTGGTGGCATTGTCGTTGTGACCGCGCCAGTAGATCGTGCTTAGCAGGTCATTGTTTTGACCGACAGTGGATGCCCCACGCCGGCGGTACATGGTGATATCTGCACCGCTGCTGGCATCGTTCAGCGTGCATTGCAGTTGCAGCGTGGTGCTAGAAACCGTGTTGCTGACGTGCAGCGGATAGATCGGATTGGCTTCGCTGATGCCAACATTTGTGCCCTTTAACCGCAGACGCATGGCACTCACGCCCGCATCGGCAGTCATCAGATCAAGGATGCCAACCTCAGAAGTGTTGGTGACCGTTGAAATGCTGGACAGAATCTGGGCGTAAGTTTGATCGTTACCGGCGCTGTCCTTACCGCGAAACTCAAGGTTGCCGAGGTTATCGTTATTGGCAGGGCTGGCGCTGTTGCGATACAGGACAACATCAGGCGCCGTGTCTAAGCCTGCATCGGTGTTTTCAATGATGACCTGATCAGTTGTGTCGGCGCTAAATAGATGCAGTTGAGCGGCGCCAGTACCAGTGCCAAGCTGCAAACCTTGCGTGGTGAATTTGCCTTGGAAGGTGCTGTTGGTTGTAAATGCAATTTCGTTAGCGGCTGAGCGGTAGAAGCCCGTGACGCCAGTGTCAGCGGTCCAAGCAATGCTGGGTGCGCCAACGGTGCCGCTTGGGATGTTCCGCAGGAAGGTGCCGTATTGGATCTTCTTGTTTTTGTTGGCTGCGCTAGGTTCAGCAGCAACCACAATGGGCAGCAGGTCAGCAGCGACTGGTGAAGTCAGTTCTGCTAGGTCTGTGATCTTGCGGTCAGCCATCAGTGGTATGCGGTGGGATTAGAAGTGAAGGGGACTACTGGGTTTTGAGAGCTGCTACTTCAGCCTGCAGATCGGCAATAGCTTCACCTTGGCGCTTGATCAGGTTCAGGAGATGAGGCACAAAGCGGTCGTATTGGACGCCTTCAGGTTCAAGCGTGCCATCCTCTTCTTCCTTAAAAAAACACAAGCGCGGGTCAATTTCCGCAACTTCTTCAGCAATAAAGCCCCAATAACCCCACTCAGGTTTGTCGGCATCGCAGGTTGATTGATACCAAACAGGGCGGCAATTAAGGATTGCGTCAGCGTATTGATCCTCAATCGTTTCAATGTTGGTTTTGTATTTGATGGAAGACGTAGAGCGACGCAGAAAGCCAGTTGCATCTACGTTGACGTTGGCGGCAGTTGCTGTTGTTGTGTTGTGGACGTAAGGAGCAACGAACGCTGTACCTGATGCCAGAACCATTGACCCGGCACTATCTAACCTCATCCGCTCCGTCGGAGAACTCGACCCATCTGGCGTAGTCGAGAACTCTAGTCGCGACCGATGGTTAGAACCGTTTGTCCAACTTCCGTCTGAGACGCATTTAATTTGAGCGCCAAGACCTCCTGACGAGTTTGTAAAACGAATCAAGCCAACGTCTGTGCCAGCGGCGGCTGGGGTGGCATCAATCTGCAAGGTAATCGGACCGGCAGCAGATCCAGTACCTTGAATTAACGCTCCACCTGTAGGCGCTCCGCTAGAAGCAGTAGACGTGCCCACCAACAGACGCCCACTTGAATCCAGGCGGATACGCTCGCTGCCACCCGTAGATGCGGCAATAGTATCGGCTGCAGGACTCCAGAATCCAGTATTTAGATCGCCAGTGAAAGTAACGCTTGGCGTCCCAACTGCACCCAAGGGATGAACAATAGGAAGTGTTGATGTTGTGGCAGTAGTGCTTACATCAAAACGCAGTGTTCCGTTGGTTGATATGCCAATGTTGTCCGCACCAACGTTGTAGACACCAGTATTTGGGTCGCCAGAAAAAGAAAGTGCAGGCGCTGCTGCCGTACCGTTCTGTCCCTGCCAAGGCAAAGTACCAGTGAAGGCAGTAGTGCTTGTGGTTAGGCGAACTGCACCGCCGGTGGTGATGCCAACCTGATCGACGCCTGGACTGAAAAAACCAGTATCCGTCCCGCTGTCCTTGAAGTAGATCGACGGTGCAGCAGCCGTGCCGTTTTCAAATGGGATAACGCTCCACTCGCCATCAAGTTGGAACAGGGTGACCCACGCGCTGTTTGCCGCATTACGCAGCTTCATCACCGTGGGCGAGCTGCCCGTATCTGCCCACCACTGGTATGCGTAGGTTGTGGTTGGCTCAGTGGCAGAGCTATTGTTGGTGGCGATTGCCGCCAGGGCGTTGTTCAGGTCAGCACGGACAGCCGCGCCAGAGGCATTGCTGATGATGTAGTCGTGCGTTGCCATGATTAGGTCTGTTCAGTGCCGTAGCCACTGGCGATGTACTGGAAGTTCCGGCTTATGGCAGTGCCAGCACTGTTGCGGAAGGTCACCGTAACTCCAGTTCGGCTGGCGGAAGTGACTTCATAATAGTCTCCAGTGGCAAGGTTGAACGCAGTGATGCCAATGGCTGGTGTTGCGTAGAACGCCTTGCTATAGGTCACCGCGTAGGAGCCGGCACCGCTGGTGATCGTGGCGCTGTTCTCGGTTCTGGAACGCAGCACCAGCTCAAAGCCCAACTCGTCCACCAATGGGGTTTGGTCGGTGCGGGCGCTGGTCATTGCCACCTTGAATTGGAACTGACGACCGGCGTAGCTGCCGTTGTACATGGGCAGCCAATTCCCAAAATTAATGTTGGACTCCAGCTCAAAACGATCCGGCGTTGCCTCCAGCAGCAATTTGTCGCCATCTTCCGTGAGTAGAAATTCATCGGTTGTGGCTTGATCGCTGCTGCGGAAGTAAATTTCGGCGCTAGTGTCATCAGCCAAGGCGCCATCAAAATCACTCCAGCGGTCTAGATCTTCGTTGCGGCTATCAATTGTGTCGGCTGGATACAAGCCGCGTGTGGTCAGGATGCGGCGGAAGTCAACGGTAAATTTGGCGCCAAGATCAACAATGTTGGTGAAGTAATACTCACCGCCAAGGCGTTGTTGCCCGGTGAAGTCCATGGCGCCGATTTCATCAAAGTCAAGAATTTCATCAAGCGTCAGATCCCCATCAATTACCAATGCGTCATACACCTCGGAGTAGTAAGCATTGTTGAACGTGCCTTGGAATGGTGGGCTGGTGGTGTCTTCTCGAACAGTAGTAACTGTCAGAACAGGAATTTGATCGGGTTGATTGAAGATTGCACTGGTGGCGTTCTGGCTACGCAGTCCAGCGGGATCTTCAAACTTCAGCAGATATTCGCCGTTGAGTTTGGGCACCAGCGCGTAGGTGGTGTTGGCACCAATGCGATCTGCTAGCAGCGTGGAATCAGCCCATTCGCCAGTGCCGTCGGTCTTGGTGCTATGGCGGATGATCGCGGTGAGGAAGTCAGATCCAACGCCTGCGGGCTTTGCCCACCGCAGCATGATCTGATTATTGGCAACCTGCTCCAGCGTGACGCCTTGCGGATCTTCCGGTAACTGCTGAACGCTGACAGTTGGTGTTGCAGTTGATGCAAACGATGGAACGCGGAATGTACCGCGTGTAGCGGGCGCACTCTTTTTGAACCCTAAGCCGTAGGCAATGACCGAAACCGTCAGATCAAAGTTCTCCGGCAGACCAATGATCTCAATATTGGGGTTGTTTGTACGAACCGTGCGGCCATTGCCTTGAGCAGTGTTGTAAGTAACGTCATAACCAAACGTGGCACCACCAGCGCCTTTTGCCCAAGACACATTGACCTGCGTGGTAAGCACCGTGCCATCACGGACTTGACCGGCACTAAATGCAATGTTTCTGACCGGAGGTGGTGCGCTATCAAATGTGGTGATGTCCGGGAATTGCAGCGCCTGACCGCTATCGACGGAGGCGTAAATGCTGTCGTTATGAACAATGCCGGTGATTGTGTATGCGCCATCGGCACCTTCGCTGGCACTGATGCAGCGGAACTTCTGATTAGCAACGCCAGAGGTTGTGATGCTCCAGATCGACTGGGCGTTAGGCGCGGTGCTGAAAGCGCTGCTGACGTTAATCGTGCTGCCGGAAACACTGCTGATGTTCTTGGTTTCAACCGTGCCGTTGGGCAGCAGGCAGGTCAGTTGTGGGCTGGAGCCTGCGGGCAGCGTGATTGATTGATCTGCCACAACGGCAGTGGTAGTCGCTGAGGAGATGCGACCGGAGATGCGCGTGCCCTGCCGCAGTTGATCGCAGACCGCAAAGATTTGACCCGGCAGCACCACGGCACCCTGCAGACCAGTGCTGAAGGAAATCACCTCATCGTCCAGGGCTTCGGTCTTCAGCGTCCATAACCCCACGCGCTGGGCTTGCCACTTGGACGTGCAGCCGAAACCGATCAGCTCCTTGACGATGTAGCCGTACTTGGCGATCAACGCCGCATCTTCAACGACAACAACGTTTGGCTTGTAGAAGTTGTCGGGGTCGTTGTAGCGGACATGAACACTGGTGCTACGGGTCTTCAGTGAGCTGCCGGAATACTCGAAGACGCCGCCGACAACGTTGGAGTTGTTGTAGATGTGCGCCACCGACAGCGCCGTGCCGTCTAGGTTGCCGTGGTCTGCTGCAACTTGGATGACGTTGTTTGACCAGAACAGGATGCCTCGGAATACCGAAGCCATATCCATCAGGACGTTGTAAGCCTCAGCTCGATCACCGATGACAACGTTGCAGGCAAAGCGTGGCTCGCGGCTGCCATCGGGGTTGGTGACCAGTTGATTGGCGTACTTGGCAATGGGGTACAGATCAACCCAGTTCAGGTTTGCGGCGGTGACGAATTGACCTGCGCCATAGCGGCGGTTGGTGAGCAAGTCATAGAAACAGCAGACCGGACAGGTGGTCCACTTGTCAGCGGTCTGGAGCGCACCGTTGAAGCTGGCATCATCAAAGGTCAGGTAGCCGCTGGATTGAACGGTTGCACCAGTTGGAATCTTGACTAGGCGCCCTTTGATCAGGTAGGCGCGAGACGGCAGGCTGTTGAACGCCTTGGTTGAGATCGACAGCTCGTTGAGTGCCGAATAGTTGTAGTTGACGTTTTGCGCGATGGTTTGCGCATACGACGACCAAATGATTTGATTACCGCGATTGTTAGCTAGCGGTGTGTTCTGCGGTGTTTCCTTGAAGCTGGTGTATTTGATCTCAAAATGATTTTCGCCTAGGTCTACCTTTTCAACCTTGATATTCCACGGACCGGCACCGTAGGTCTTGAGGTTGATCATGCCGGTGCTGTACTGATAGTTATTGGTTGATACGCCGGTGATGCTTTTGTCAGATGCAAGGATAAAGCCGGTGCTGCTGCCTTTGGCTTGCACATAGATGCGAACACGAAGCGTGCCACCAAACAGTTGACCTTTTGCAAGGCTTTCCTGCGCGACGGAATACAGCTTTGGAATGGTGAACAGCAGCTCTACGAAATCAACGGTGGGATCGGTGATTTGGCGCGTGATCGTTCCAGCGCCGTACTTACGGTTGACGACTTCGTTGTTGCTATTCAGGTCTTCGCTGTAGTTTTCTCCAATCTCTTGGTTGACTTCAACAATTTCGGACGTGCCATCGTTGAACCATGCGGTCTTGCCTTGACGTGCGGCACCAACTGATGCATTAGCAGAGATCTGATCCTGCGGAAAGTTGTAACTACCATCGCTGTTCTGGATCGGTGTTTCGTTCAGGTAAATGCCCTGCAACCCGTTGATCACGCCACCAATCGGACCTTCGCACAAGAGGTCAAGAATCTTGATTGTGGTGACGGAATTGAGTGCCATATCAGTAGAGCTGATACCCGATGCTATTTAGCCGCAGGTAGATCGGGTTTGTACCTTCACTACCGTTGGCGACTGCACCAGCGTTGATCACTTCAACCTGCACCGTCATCACGCTTTCAACATTGATATCGGGCAACTCCAAGCGGTGCATCCATCCAAAGAACTGACCGCCAAAGATCAAACCTTGGATTGTTGCCTGATCAACAGCAACAAGGAAATCGTCGGTGGTGAAATAATCGCGGAAGACTTTAACTTCATAGGTGATGTAACCGTCAACAAATGTTGTGCCCGGACCGCCGGCGAAGTCGTAAAGTCCGTTCTCCAACGACAGCGCAACATTGAAGTTTTGATATTGCTCCGCGCTTGCCATGTAACCGCCGTAGACATTCAGCGAAGCAAGGCGGCGTTCGACCTGCGTATCAACCCGAATTAACTGCGTACTATTTGTAACGCCATATTGCCCAACAGGGTCAAAATAAGCTGGCGAATTGAACGAGGTTTTGTACACACGCTTAGCGATAATACCGGACTTGTCGGAGAAATCATCGGTGAGAACCTCGTTGCCAAGCCGCATGGTGCCAACGCCTGGAGCACGTAGAGAGGTCAGCACTGGGTCGGATTCGTCGGCAATTTGGAATTTAGATTTGAGCAGGTGGCTGCCGATCAGCACTTTGCCGTAAGCCAGTGGCACCGTAGCGCCAACGCCAACCGTATTTGCAGCGCCGGTGTAGGCATAGGATTGCTGCCCATCAATGCCGGAGGTGACGCTTTCGGGTCCGTTGGTGCGATTACGGCTGCCCATGCGAGTGTTCCCGCCAGCAAAACCAGCAAAACCGCCAAGGGTTGGCACTTGAGCCTGCGGCGATAACAGTTGTGCAACACCACCAAGGGTCAAACTCAAGCCAATACCGCCAACAATGCCCGCCGCAGTTGCGCCAAACACGCTGCCGCCAAGACCCAAGCCCAAGCCAAGAAATCCACCAACAGCAGGTCCAAGCACAATCGCAGCAAGTACCAAGCCAATTCCGGTCAGCACATTAGTGAAACCATCACCTGAACCGCTGAGCACTGGCACGATCACCAGATCCTTCTCGCCAAACGGCAGCAGCAGTTCTTCGTAGCCAAAGTCTTGACCGCCCTGCAGCACCTGATAGCCGATGCCGTTCTCCTCTGAGTTCAGCAGAAATTCCTTGAACTCCGGCTTGTTGATGCACAGAATCTTGATCGCATCAGCCGGAGTACGCAGGTTGTAATAGGTATGGTCAGCGCCAAACCGTTCGCCCAGCTCACCCAGCAGACGAACCCGCTGCATATCGGAACACCGCAGCAATGCTTTTCACATAGTAGCTGGATAACCACTCCACACCACTCAGCCGATCCCTTGTGTGATGCAGGATTTCCCACGGTGCAACGAAGATCGCGGCGTGCATCGGCTCGCGTGTGCCCAGCTTCATGATCGCCACGTCACCCACCCGCCGCCGCTCAAACTCCACCCGCTCAAAGCCCAACCCCAGTGCCTGCCGCAGGTAGATGCTGCCGGTAGTCTCCAGGTCTTCTGGGCGCTCAAAGTCAGGCAGCGCAATGCCCTCCAGCTCAAAGTACGACCGCACCAGCGTGTAACAGTCCTGCTGCCCGTAGACCCAAGGCTTGTCGATCAGTTGCCGATAGTCACCCATTGATCTTGCGGTAGCTGGTAGATGAACCATGGCAGTCGGCTTTGTTGGCAGGCTTTGCGGTCCGCCTCACTTGGCTGCTGCCCTTGCGGATGGCTATGGATGATGGCAAGGATCGTGCCGCACAATGATGCCCGCAGGTAGTCTCGCGGATCAAGGACAAAATGCAGCTCCGGCGTCTCGCAGACATTGCGACACCGCAAGTATTTCTGCTCATTACCTGCCTGCATTAGCAGACCGCAGGCTTCTTCTGGCATCACCTCGCGGGCGTGCGCCTCAGCGTCAAGTCTGGATGCGGGAACCAGGGTAACCGCCATGGGGATAATCGGAGACGCCCACCGTGTCGAACCTGATTTTGCAGCTATTGAACCGCTTGCCGCAAACATCATTGGCTGCACTGGTGGCATTGTCATTTACGTCAAAGCAACTGCCGCCCGAGTAGCCGCACTCAGCGCCGCGATAGACCCACGGGCAATAATCCTGCACTTGCCTGCCGGGGAGCTGCAGGTTGGTCAGGTCGAGCTTGCTGGTCAGTTCAAATTCGACGAGCTGGATATTCTCTTTGGATACGCGGTCGATGTACCAGATCTGATCCTGAAATTTTGCGGTCGGATCCGCAGTCGGATTGGTGCCGCCAGCGAAGTTGACGCCATCGAGAAACTTCTTGCAGGTGCGTATCCGCGTGACCTTTGCCTGCAGCGGGTTATATGCCAACAGCAGAGCGGAGATGGCGCCAGTGACATTAGCGATCCGCATCGTCGGGCGCGGCAGTGTGCCCTTGGAAGTCAGCTCAAAGCCGTCAACTTCAATCGGTGCAGCGGCGTAAGTAATGCCTCCAAACACCACATTGGCGGTCAGGCTGTTGGTGCCCGCGTGATAGTAAAACGTGTCGTCGATTCCGTTGACCGCCAGTGTGAGCTGAAGTATGAACAGTTCAATAACTGCTGACGGCTCCAGCGATTGGATCTGCTGCTGGATTGACGTAGGTGTCGTCATGCCTCAAACACCTGCTCAAATGTTGCAGTTACAGTATTGATATCGGCATATTGATGCGTTCGTGCCCATTGACGGCACACCCATTTGTATTGAGTAGCACTGTTCAATGGCGTCCAATCAAACGCTTCCTGCCCAGCACGCGCATCCAAGAATGTCTCAATTGCATCGGCAACACTGTTACTTTTTGCACTCCATGTTAGATCCCAAGACTTGGGATTTTGATTAATACCAAAAACAACACGTTGCTCATAACCTGATCCAAATTTGATGGCATTGACATTCGGCTGGCTGCTTTTTTGCGCACCAAAATCAGGTGTCGATTGACCAGTTGCTACACCCAGAGTTGCATCGTTGAAAGTAGCCATGATTAGTACAGCAAGCCTCCAGGCTTCTTCTGTTTCACCAATTCTGCTTGAACAGCAGCGCCAATTACACCAGCCAATGCTTTGCCTTGCGATTCATTGCCCTGCACGTTACTGCCAGTCGCATCAACATTCACAATGATGTTGCCGGTTGTTTCGCCTTTGACTGTTACGGGAATCGTGCGACCGTCAGGAAGGGGCACATAGGCTTCAGGGCGGCTGCCTTCACCAAACATGGCTAACTGCGGGCTATTGGCAATACCACCAGCGGCGTAACGCTTCAAATCAAGCGGACCATTGGCAGTCATGATGCCACCATTTGCAAAACCAAGGAACCCACCTATTGCACTTGTGCCGGGGAAAATCGCCTTGAGGGTTTGAAAGATTGCTGCTCTTGCAAATATTTTGCTCAAATCAATAAGAA